CATTTTCAGAGACATTCAACCCTCGCCAATGAGGAGCCTTTGCCTTATTTTGTTAACCGTAATAATGTACCAAAGGAATGATAAAATTTAACGGCCGTATTTTCGCTCGTTGTTTTTCACAATGGCGCAAATACTTTGTTAAATTTTAGTAAATTAGTGTAAACAAAAACTTGTAACAATGGCAAAGAAAAAGGAGAAAATTGTGAAAGAGGAGAGAGGAAAAGGGAGGCCAACAAATTACTCGCCCGAACTTGCAAACCGTATTTGCGAGGAAATTTCAAAGTCAAACAGAGGACTCGTCTCAATTTGCGCTCAGGAAGGTATGCCAAGCCGTACAACCGTTCACGAATGGCTGATAAAATATAAAGATTTTGCGGACAAATACGCACGCGCGCGCGAGGACCAAGCCGACTATTTAGCTGAGGAAATACTCTCAATTGCTGACGACGGGACGAAAGACACTACTCAAAACGAAAGAGGAAACGACATTGAGGACAAGGAATGGACGAACCGGAGCAAGCTCAGAGTTGAGGCCCGAAAATGGATTGCCTCAAAGCTCAAGCCGAAAAAATACGGAGACAAGCTCGACTTGACAACCGACGGAGAAAAAGTTTCGGCGCCAATTATTATAAATTGGTCCGGGGAAAGTAACGAGAAAAAAGAAAATGAAAAATAAACTCCGCGCCGGGTATGAAAATTAACAGAGTTTGACATTATAGTTTCATACGGCCGGCTAACGTTCAATGTTGAGCGGAGTAAACTTTTTATGAATATGCAACAATATAAAACAATTGCCCCCACGGAGAAACAAAGAGAGGCTCATAGAATACTCGAGAGCAATACTATTGTTATATATGGAGGAGCTATTCGCGGAGGAAAAAGTTATTGGCTCTTACTTGAGTTGATAACATTTTGTTTTCAATACCCAAAAAGTCGTTGGATCATTCTCCGGGCGAGTTACACCAACCTTGAGAGAACAATTCTCGTTTCGTTTCGTCAAATGCTTGCCGAAGGGTTTGAACAATACCTCAAGAAATGGGACGGGCAAAGTTTAACGGCGACTTGGAACAACGGGAGCCAATTATTGTTTATGGCCGAGAGTTACGACTCCGATAAGGAGTTGAACAAGTTTCGGGGCCTTGAAATAAACGGAGCCGGAATTGACGAGGTCAACGAAATTGAGGAGGTTACTTTCAACAAAGTAATTGAGCGCTCCGGATCTTGGAACGGGGTTCAATGCCCTCCCAAAATTCTCGCAACTTGCAACCCAACACTCGGTTGGGTTAAGCAGCGAATTTACGACAAGCACAAGGACGGAACCTTGCCGAGCGGTTGGGCCTATATCCCGGCAAAGCTGACGGACAACCCGTATTTGAGTAAGGAATATATTACGAGCTTAAAGGAAAATATGCCGCCTTACGAGTTCGAGGTTTATGTAAACGGCAATTGGGACGTATTGCAGAAAACCGGGCAAGAGTTTTATTTCGGCTTTTCGTTTTTCACCCATTGCCAAGATAATGTTTCATATAACCCGAATTTACCTTTATGGCTAAGTTTTGACGAAAACGTTAACCCGTATTTGTCTTGCGTTGTCGGACAAATTCAAGGAAAGCAACTCTTTATTATCGACGAGTTTACGGCCAAGCACCCGAAAAACACCGTCGTTGGAATTTGTGAAATGATCCGGTCAAAATATTATAGCCATATAAACGGGGTAATTATAACCGGGGACGCTACGAGTAAAAAAGCAGACGTTAAGGTTGAGAAAGGTTTTAACTTTTTCCGGCTCATTCAAAAAGAGCTTGAGCAATTCAAGCCGCAACTCCGGCTCCCAAGCGTTAACCCGTCCGTTTATATGAGGGGCCAATTTATCAACGCAGTATTAAGCTCAAACTTTGCCGGAATAAACGTTGTTATCAACAAGGAATGTAAAAAAACCGCCGAGGACTTTATGCAAGTCAAGCAAGCCGAGGACGGAACTAAACACAAAGAAACGTTCAAAGACGAGTTTGGCGTTACTTGCCAAAAGTACGGACACTTGAGCGACGGTTTCGATTACTTAATTTGTGAATTGTTTAAACAAGATTATAACAACTACCAAAACGGCGGCTTTAGGAGCAAGCCAATTATTGGGTTAAAAACTTATAACAAACACACTCAATATTGATTTATTGAGTTAATTTTATGCTTATGTTTCTGAGACAACTCGATTATCTTAAGCAAATACAAACGGACAACCTAAACCAAGTCATTGAAAACTTGGACTCGGTCCGTAAAGACACGGAACTCGCAGCTCAGGCCGAAATGACGTCGTACTTGGTGCAACGCTATGTTATGGCCGAGACTTTCCGGGAAACATTTTCTTTCGATCCGTCAATTTCTTACAAGGCCAAAAACCTTGTTGAATATACGGAACCGGCTTGGGCCTCAGCGACCGCCTATTTGATTGGGGACTTTGTTTCGTATTCAAATAAAATATACCAAGCGCTAACAAATAACACTAACAAAATACCAAGCTCAAACCCTTCGGATTGGAGCTATATTGTTGACGACAAGGTTTTGTTTTATGTTACTTTGCCTCAAAATGAATGGAGCGCAAAAACCTCATACACGGCCGGCTCACAAGTTTGGTACAATGACTCCGTTTATACGGCGGTTGTTGACAACATTGGCGTAACGCCCGACTCAAGTATTGCAACTTGGGGCGCCGGAGTTTCGTACTCAGTTGTTGCCGGAACAAAGCCAACAAATACGACGTATTTCACAAGAGGCGACAACCGCAACCAACAAATTGTTTTGTATATGGTTGATATTTGCTTGTATCACTTACATTCAAGGATCAACCCGAGAAATATTCCGCAATTGCGCGGCTTACGATACGAGGAGGCTATTAAATGGCTCAATATGGTTGCAAGCGGAACGGTTACGGCTGACTTAAGAGAAATAAATCCCGAGCAAGGCGTTTCAATTCGTTGGGGTTCAAGTACAAGAAACGAAAATAAATATTAAAAAATGAAAGTATTTGGTTACGACATTAGTTTTTCAAAGGCCGTTGACATTACAAAGACGCAGCCAATGGAGGCCAACATTCGCCGAGTTGTTACTTGGGAGCAACAAATACAACGGATCCGTCAAGATATACAGAAATGGAGGACGGCCGTAAAACAAGCCGAAAGCGTTTATTTTCCTAATAGGTATCTATTATACCAAACATACAAAGACGTTGTCCTTGACGCTCATTTGTCCGGGGCAATGCAACAACGAACACTCAACGCAGCAAACTCAGGTTGGCAAATGGTCAACAAAACCGACGGACTTGTCAACGAGGAGGCGACAAAACTATTTGAAACAACTTGGTTTCAAAAGTTTTTATATTACGCAATGGAGTCGAAGTTTTGGGGACACTCTCTTATTCAGTTGGGAGACCTTGAGGACGACAAATTTAACGAAATTGAGCTTATTCCGCGCCACTATGTTAAGCCGGAGTTTTGCATAGTTACGCAGCACGCAGCCGGAACCGCCGGAGAGCGTTACGACGTTGATCCTTACATTGATTGGGTTATTTCGGTAGGTGAAAAACGGGACCTTGGACTATTAATGAAAGCCTCTCCTTATGTTATTTGGAAAAAAAACACAATGGGAGCATGGAGCGAACACGCCGAAATATTTGGCTCTCCATTAAGGATCGGAAAGACAGACACAAGGGACGAGCTAACGCGCTCAAACATGGAAAACATGATGAGTCAAATGGGTTCGGCGCCTTGGGCCGTTGTCGATAAAGAGGACCTTGTTGAAATAATTGAGGGAGGCAAAAAGGACGTTTCGCGTATTTACGGAGGACTTGTTGATTTAATGAACAAGGAAATTTCCAAGCTAATACTCGGCCAAACAATGACAATGGACGACGGCTCGAGCAGATCACAAGCCGAGGTTCACGAAAGAGTGGCCAAGCAAGTTGAGCAAGCCGACAAAGAGTTTTTGTGTTCAACGGTTAACGACATTTTGTTTCCTGTCTTAAAAAGACACGGCTTTAAGGTTGACTCAATACGTTTTGAGTTTGTTGAAAAGGACCAATTGAAAATAACAGACCAAGCCGATTTTGACATTGAACTAATAAAGTCGGGAAAATACCACATTGATCCCGAGTATATTTTGAGCAAATACGGAACCCCAGTCGAGGAAATTGAGGAGGAGCAAAAAGAGGAGGAGAACGACAAGCCAACCGGAGCCGTAAATGTTAACGACTTTATTGCAGAGCAAGCAAAGAAATTTTCAAACCTTTATAAATAAC